CCCCTAATAAAATGCGAACGTAGTTCTAAAGGCAAAATTTCTTTATTTGGAAACATAAGAGTGTTTGATTTTCGAAAATGACAACCTAGATTTATTAAGTTTTTAGTAAAGTGAGGGTTGCCTATTCTAAATTCTGTAACATCTTTCCAATTAGAATTTAATTTAGAACGTTTATACTCAAAAAAAGGATAATCTGTTTTAATCTCTTCTTTAAATACTTTTAAGATAGAATTATCTTCTTCTGCTAAAGCAATTTTAGATATTAAAGAACCTTTTTTTGACATTACACAACCATCAGCATACATCAATCCTAGAAAATAAGCTTTTCTTTCTGTGTCAACTACTTTAAAGTAGTTTTCATCTATAGAATACTTTCTTCTAGTATAATGTAAATCACAATCAGGATATTTTTTTCTAATAAAATGTCTCACAGACGTATTAGAAATATTGACTTTAGATGCAATTTCAGTTATACTTATTTTATCTAAGTATAACTCATAAATTTTTTCAATTTGATCTTCTGAAATTCTTTTTTTAGAGGTCATAATATTATTATTTTTACAAATATAGTACATTTAAAAAAATGTCCTAGTAAATAGCAATATTTACATAGAATCTTTTCTAATTGACTGGAACCCCCTAAAGACCTTAACACTCCCTGAAGCAGTAATGACTTCAGCATAGTAAAAGAGTAAGGTATATAACAATGGGAAATCAGCAGCGAAGCTACTTTATGAGTAGAACGTTCATCGACTAGCCCTTGTAAGGTGTACACTCAAGTGAGTGGAAATGGAAAGCATCTCTCCGAGATGAAGATATAGTCAGTTCTGCATAGAAATATGCAGCAGTTTAAAAAACGTAGTAGAAGTAACGAATCTACTAGAACACAAAGATTGGAACTATCAAAAAAAATGCTGAAGTTGACTGTATAGCTTGTAATATTTCAATAGGTTATGCATTCGAACACACAGATAAAGAAGTTATTAGTAAAGCTCACTATAGGAATGCTGTAAACTATGTTTATGATCTACTGGTAGGAATGGGAGAAGTAAAATGGGAACACGTGTATACAATTCCTGTTTACAAAGCTCCTAGTCCTACATCTCCCAGGCAAGGCAACCTTTTTGAACAAGACTACGCTTACGGTTACGAAGACTACTATACAGGGCGTTATGGAAAAGATTTTTGGGAAGTTCCAGATTGTAAAGACCCCTTTAAGGAAGCAGCAAAAGCAACAGAAGAGGCAGAAGAAGAATATGAAATGACTGAAGTAGATAGATGGGTATTTGATATATATCCTCAATACAATCTACCAGAAAATCGTATCAAGTTTAAACACATTAAGTGTAATGATGTTTATATTACTTCTCCTTTACCTGATCAAGATATCATTGATGATATGATTGATAAAGGAACTTGTCCTTGTTGTCTAAATCCTATTTTTGCTGATAACATCCTTAACATTACTACCGTATGTAATGATTGTTTCTCTGTATTCAATATACCCGAAGAAGAGTATGATTTTTATAACGGATCAGATGACTCTATAACACCTAGAGGAATCGCTTAACACTATAAGGGCTAGGGTAAAACTTAGCCCTTTATTTATTTTAAAAAATGTGTGAAAAGCTGTTGCAGGTTAACAAAAAATGCTTTAAATTTGTTTCCCCTTAATAAGTTTTCAACAATAAAAAAGCAAATGAAAAAGACATTTTACGAAGTATTATGGGCATTATGCCTAAAAGAAGGACACCTAGATAGGTGGATTGAAGAGGGACTTTTAAAGAAAAGTCAACTAACATATAAGTGGTCTGATAAGGCTTTAGATTTACTTAGTCTTAAAATGGTTTTAGGAGAAAAAGAAATTCAAGAAATACACACTTCTACTAAAGTAGAAAGGAGTGAATTTAGCCTAACTAATCCTTTAAGTGTAGATCCTGAAAAGTTAGTTGAATTTATTCAAAAGTTCAGTAGACAAAATACAGGTATTGGCGGAAAAACAACTGACAAAAATTCTGTACTTAAAAAACTTATTAAATTCTTTAAAGACTATCCAGAGTATACTATAGAACATGTACTACAAGCAACAGACTTATACATAGCTACTCTAAAAAGACAAGGAAGCATTCAATATATTAGAGAGTGTGGTTACTTTGTCTACAAAAAAATAGACGGATCAGAACAAAGCGATCTAGCAAAGTGGTGTGAAGAAAGTGCTAATGGAGGTACTATCTATACAAGTCATAGAATTTTATAATATCTAATTATGGATAAATTTCAACACATAGTAAACCAAATCGAAAGAAGTAGGCGTATTAAGGCTGAGGGTGGATTAACTTCTATTCCTCCTCCTTTTTCTAGGTTAGCCGAAACTTACGGAGGTTTTACTAAAGGAGCTATTACATGCCTTACCTCTAATTCAGGTACAGGTAAAACTAAATTATGCAAGTATCTAACAGTGTTGAATGTTTACAAACAGACTTTTAATACAGCTATTAAACCTAAAGTGTTTTATTTTGCCTTAGAGGAGAGTGAGACAGACTTTTGGTTATCTTTTATTTCTTATTTTCTTTACGAAAAATACAAACTAACAGTTAGCGTAGTACAACTCAAGTCTGTTGGAAATTTTAGTATTTCTAACGAACTTATGGGTAAAATCAGAGAAGCAGAAAACTTTATTCAACGCCTACAAGACATTGTAGAAGTCGTGGATTATATAAGAAACCCTACGGGTATAATGAGGCATATAAGAGCCTATTTTGACAATCCTGAGGTAGGTGAATATATCTACAAAAATACAGAAGATGGAAGGAAAGTAGCAACAGGCTACAAATACAAAGACAATGATCGTTGGGTATTTTTTGTACTAGACCATATTAGTTTATTATCTAATGAAGTATCAGGAGACACTAAGACAAGATTAACTTCTTATCAGACTTTTGACCTGATGGTTAAAGATTACGTATTAGAGGTCTTTTCTAAAAAACTAAACATGGTTAACGTAATAGTACATCAACAGACTCCAACTTCAGAAAAACAAACTTACACCTCTAAAGGAGGACTTATTGAAGAAAAGTTAGAGCCATCTCTAGAAGAGCTACATCTTAATAAAGGTGTTCAGCAAGACTATCGTACAGTCATAGGATTATTTAATCCTTCAAGATACGACATACCGACACATAATGGGTATGATATTTCTCTTCTAGGCAGTAACTATAGATCTTTAAAGTTTTTAAAAGATCGTGATTTCGGCTTAGAGAATGCAAGCATTGGATTATACTTTAACGGAGCTAATGGTGAGTTTCAAGAACTACCTGCTCCTAGAGACATGTTAACAGGAAATCATTATGAAAAGTACAGAAAAATAAACTAAAGAAAGGAATCAATTGAGTAAAGAAGAATTTTCTACAGGTCTAGTAAAGATCTTAAAAGAAATGTGTAATAGAGTAAATGCAGACTACGACGCTATCGACTTTAAAGAAGATGGTTGGTATCAAAAGTATGAATGGACTATGGAAGAACAAGACGACTATCAAACATGGTTAGAAAACCACCCAGATAAAGACGTTCATCGTACTCTTAATTCTACTAGAAGTAAGTCAGACAAAGCAAGAAAAGCAAGTTTATTCGTATCATTTTACGGATGGAAAACAAAAAAAGAAAATTAAAACCAATAAAATATGTCAAGTAAACTAATCGCCATTGTTGGCCCAAGTGGAAGTGGTAAATCTACTTCAATCAGAACCTTAGATCCTAAGGAAACATTTATTATCAATGTAGCTCGTAAAGAATTACCTTTCAGAGGTGCAGAAAAACTCTATTATCCAGAAGCAAAAAACTATATCGAGGTAGACGATATCCAACAAATTACAAACTATCTACTAGAAATTAGTCAAAAAGCTCCTCATATTAAGAATATTATTATGGATGACGCTATCTATTCTATGTCATTTTTAATGATGAAGAAAGCTAATGAGGTTGGTTTTAATAAGTTTGTTGCATTAGCAAAAGATGTAACTAACATGTTAACTACTGCTCGTCGTTTACGTAATGATCTTAAAGTTTTCTATGTTACTCACTCAGAGTCTATTGAAGATGATGGTCACATTGTAGGGCAAAAGATTAAGACAATTGGTAAAGCCCTTGATAATCAAATTGTTATGGAAGGTTTATTTACTATCTGTCTTTATACTCACGTAGATGAAGACAAAGACGGTAATCCTACTTATCACTTTGTAACTAATCGTTATCGTAACTATCCTGCTAAAAGTCCTATGGGAATGTTTGAACAAACTCTTGTCCCTAACGACTTACAACAGGTGTGTAACACAATAGATGAGTATTATGCAGAAGAAGCACCAGTAGTAGAAGCTACACCAGCTAAAAAAAGTAAATAAATTAAATAAGTTAAATCACTAAAACAAATTAAAAGTAAAAATTATGAATTTCGATCAATTAGAAACCAGAGAAACGAGCAGTTCAGCACGTAAAATGTACACAGGGTTTGCACCTATTCAAATCATGTTAGTTAACCCTACAAGAAAAGAGTTAGCAACTTTTTTAAACACAGAAGAAGAAAAAGTAAAAGAACCTAACTACCTAGGTGAAAAAAGTACTCGTATTGATTTCTGGTACACTAACCATCCTACATCTAAGCAAGAGTTTAGAGGAAAACTTTCTATCTTTGTAGACAACAACTCTCGTGTATCTATAAGAACTAACAAAAAACAGTGGATTGATGATTTCACTAAGTCTGCTTGGGCTGAAAACCTTGCTTCTTTAAGTGAGCAACAAGCAAGTCTTCCTGTAGAAAGAAGAATTGACTTAAGAAGTATTCGTGAGTGTAAAGGTGGAGAAGAGACTATCTATTCTCTTTTAAAGGCTTACGGTAACTTAGCTCCTAAGACTAGACCTTTAGTATTAAGTTCTTGGAATAGCTTAGTTAAAGGCGACGGTAAAGAGTTGACAGATTTCTTTGCACACTATAACAAAGATAACGGAGGTGTTAAAGTTTTATTAGGCATTAGAGATGGTAAATACCAAGACGTATTTACAGGTATTTTCCTAAGTGTTACTAGTAAAATTACTGACTATGTGTCTAAAATTGTTACGGGTGACTATGGATTTAAGTCTTTCTACAACAACAGTTATACTTTTAATGAGTATAACGAAGAGTTGGCTCCTACAACAAGCGAAGTAGATGCTAATGCACCTATCATGATGTTTGGTGATTCTACTCCTGAGATTAAAGATCCTTTTGGGGGTTCTGTTTCAGACGGATCTATGAGTAGTTTGTTCTAATTTAATAAAGGGGAGTGAAATATCTCCCCTTATTTTATGGACTTAGATTCTTTAGAAACAAAACCTAGCTCAAAAACTATCTACTCTTTAATAGGACAAGATAGGTTGATGAGTTTTTATTTCCAACAAGAGATAAAGTTAGGTAAAAAGTATAAAAACCCATTTAGAGATGACACAAATGCAAGTTGTGTTTTTAGATGGACTTCTACAG